AGTATATAAACCCCAATTGTTAGACCACTTTGAATCTTTTCAACCAAACCACCATGCAAAACGCAAAGTTTACAGAATTCACCAAAGGACAGTTCCTCCTTAAAACGGAGTTGAGGTTAGGATTAACTTCGGCTGTCACTGTGGGTATCAACGGATACCACACTATAAAAGACAGAAAGTTAGTAGCTACTAACCTGTCAGGGAATAGTGCCGGAGAGAGACCGGCTCAAGGTGAACTGCCCACACCTTTAGTCCCAAATGAAGTGGCTTTACCACAAGTAGCCCAACTAGGGTTGGGTTTTACCCCTAGAATGCGCCGGCCTACAACTTGTAGCTCAATTGGTACAATATACGGTAGCAAACAGATCTTCAGGACTGCTACCGTTCAGGCGTCAGTTTTTGGTATGAACAGAGCCTATTTGACTACGGAAGGGGTACCCAGTCCATCTATGATAGAACGGCGCTTAAAAGAGCTTAACGTAGCTACGGAAATTAAAGAAGCTAGGATAGGTAGGTACTTTAATGCAATTATGGCTAGCGGGTTTTATGATAATGCTACGTCTGTCTTGGTTTCTGCTTTAATCACTTATTACAAAGCTCTATTCTACGAAAAGAATACTTACACGACTTATGATATAGTTATAGGCTACGCGGTGGCTAATGGTATTAAGCGTAATGACGCCTATGAGACTATGATTGAATTGCGCAAGTATTTAGTTGACACTACAAAGCAAATGGGCTGTCCTGAAGTGTCAGAATATCTACTCGAATTGGCGGGTAGACTTTCGCAGTGGGTATCCGATAGTCAGAGGGCAATGGCGGCACTCACCGCTCAAGGACGCCAATTCAACGAGTCGGATTACGTGTTGGTAATGCCAGTACAAATATGGGAGATGTATACTTATGATGATGGTCATTCTCAAAGTGGCTTACAATTTGGTAGCCATTTTGGCTTTAAGAGTAACCGGTTCTTAAGGGATCCTATAATGGTACAGACTAGTTCACTCGATTTACGTGTTCTAGTCGCAGGAGATTACCAAATACCCCTGAACGACGCTGCTGTCGACTCAGTTGCAAATAGGAAAGGTTATCTCAACTGCTCCGGTATGACAAGAGATGAAATTAAGATATTGAATAAGATATTGTCTGGGAATAAAAGGACCAGCCCTTTTCTCGTTGACCAAGATTTAAATTTAGAAATTGGTGAGCAAGAAGTATACGCGTATCACGTGAATCCTATTGACGCACAGGCAGGCCTAACTTATTCTAGTACAATGGTTAAGACCTTAATCAATAAGTTGGTTATGAATCACAGATACTACGAGGACTTATTATGCGCGCAAAACTATCTTGTTAACTGGCTAGCTCACCCAGCAACAGAGACGGTTGAGGCACATTGGTGGACTGGGTTACACCGGACGCTCAGTTTACCGAAAGTGGGTTTGAAAAGAGCTGTGTTTCCATTTCTTATGGAGGGTGAGGCTGTTTGCCTTAGTGCTGATGCTTTGACAGCATATCAGAAGGCTGAGGCGTACAGTGAATCCTCTCTATGTACTTCATTACTACGAAACACGGCCTGGTATTGGGGTGAGTATTTATTTAAAATAAATAAGAAGAATTCCCTAGAGCTCTTGAGATCATTAGCTTACCCAGATGACACAGCTATTGAAACATTTAACCGAGAACCTGTTATAGTCTCAGCTGTATTAGGAGAAAAAGTCACAGTGCCTATATACTCACAAACCGGCACTTACCTGACCACTGGCATCTCGGTAAATCACAAAAATCGTGTTAGGTTTGGTAGGATCAATATCGATCACATGGCTGACTACGGGTACGAGGAACGGAACAACAGCCTAATCTTCAACAACATAGTAATCCCTGGATGCGCTGCCCTAGTAGTAGGCAGGTCTGGGAGCTTGTTAAGCAATACACCATACGCATCAAGCTTCTTACTGTGTGGACCAGAACGGGCTAGGAACAATCTGAGGTTTGACCTCTCTTATGAGTTCTTTGACTTATGGGCACTAGGGGTGGTTAACAGGTGGCAAGGGTTTGATGTCCACTATTTGAGCACTTCTTCCAACAGTGAGCATAGATCCTTTGCTGCTAACAATGTTAGTATAGCAACACCACCAGTATTACCTAGAGCTGAAGACAATCAGGTAACTTTTAAGTTGCAATCCATAAGACCTAGGGCACATGAATTTGGCGACCCAATTGACAATAGGAACGGTATAGAATGTAAGTTCATCTGGACTAGGTCTGATAGTTATCCTGTAGAAAAGGTTGACCACTGGGCTCCTAGGTGTAGTGATTATATAACTAGTCATCATGTTGTAAGAAGTTTTAAGACTGTAGTTACGGACGTGCAGCATTATCAAGTCGCTGTATTTGGTAACTATAATATTGATGAGTCGTTTTTTCACTTCGACATGGTGAGGTCAGGCATACCAATCCCAAGTGTCAAACCACAGTTAGACTTGAGAGAGGAGGTTCCTGGCGAACCACCGACAACATCGACTGGCGATCAGTCATTGACTCCTGCGGGACAGGAATGACAAAAAGGGATCTAGCTAGGCTAGATACTGTTGGCGTTGATATCTCAACACCTGATGGCACAAGCAGGCTTGGTAAGTCCGACGCATCTTTTGAAAACCGAGTCCAAGTGACTGGAACCATCAATCTATCGTCTGGAACTTTAGGTGATACGAGGGTAGCTAATAGACAAAAATTCAGGAATAGGCACTCTTTTAAGAATATATCTTTCCCAACATCAGTAATCATTACTGATCACTCAATCATTTCTGTACCTTTCGACTATTCAACACACAATTTGTATGATATTATACCTGGTGTATGTATAACAGGGACTTACCATTATAATTTAGAGGGTGTGTCCATACCTTTATTATGTCAACCAGTATTTGGTCTAAATATTACATTACTCTATCTTGATAATAATTACGATTTTCGATGTTTAAATGAACCTCACAACCTGAGGCTGTCTAGGATTCAATTTGGTCCTAACCTTTTCTCATACGGCTATGTAACTAGGGGTGAGATACTTAGATATGCTCTATATCTGACACACGCTGGTGATAGAAAAGTTAATTACGTATATAGACCCAATTCTTTAGTAAAGAGGTGGCTTGATGGGTCTGCTGAACCTCCGACATCTCGAGTATCTTCGGCGCACCTCAGACATGTCTCTATCTATGAAGTGAGAAAACTTGGATTAGACTTTTTTACAGCAAAGGGCAGGACCTGGATTCTACAGCTAATTAATACCTTAAGTAGCTTGGGTATGCAAGAAGCGCTCTTCGTTGGGTTACTTACTTGGACTGCTAGTTTACCTGAGCATATTGCAGATTTAATTTCAAAAAGTTCCATCTGGACATGGAAATTTCAAAGTATAGAACAGTTTGCTAAGAAAATTAAAGATGAATTTTCTCTCAGGCTCAAAGCTCTTCAAAATAATGTTAGTATTGACTTAACTCCTTTTTTTGAATTTGAAGTTTTGGTTAATAGAGGTTTAGGGGCTGTGAACTGGTCACAGGAACGTGAAAATAGGACCAACCCTAACTTATGTAATGTTAATGAAGCTGAAGTGTTTTCTAGGGCTGTACTACTATTCCAGCAAATCCGTGATAGAGGTGCTAAACCCAAGAGAACCTTATGGGAAGACTATTGGGCTATGCGGTGGGCCTGGTCGCCTACTGGAGCATATCACTCTCAATATGAAGAGGACAAAGAGTATATTGCAAGTGATCGGTCTTTAAAACATAAATTCTATTCTTTCAACCGTATGCCGGCATACCCGTTTTCAAAGTTTTCAAGGCGTAAGGCAGAGATGGTGGCATGGTCTTCAACTAAGTATGAATGGGGTAAGCAGAGGGCTATCTACGGGGTAGATGCTACCAGTTTTATTATGGCAGGATACTGCATGCCAATATTGAAGAGATGCTGTCAGAAAAGTTCCCAATAGGACAATCTGCCAACGAAGAGAGCGTAGCCAAGACGGTACAGCAGGTTCTGTCTAACGGCACTCCTTTTTGTTTTGACTTTGAAGACTTTAATTCTCAACATAGTAACAGTAGCATGCAAGCAGTGCTCCGTGCTTATCATTCGGTGTTTAGTAACGATATGGTACCAGACCAGATAACAGCATTGGGTTGGGTAATACGTTCATTGGATGAGTGTTACATTAACGATGTAGTTAATAACTCACAGTATAAGGCTAGTGGGACCTTACTATCCGGTTGGCGATTCACTACTGTAATGAATACTATACTTAATCAAATTTATACTGATTTATGTCTAGACGGGTTGAATGTGGTGAGTACGCATAATGGTGATGACGTATTAATGTCCGTGAAGAATATGAAACAGATAGTAACTCTCGAACACCGTGCAAAAATATATAATATTAGGTTTCAAAAGACTAAGTGTTTCCTCGGCGCCATAGCTGAGTTTTTACGTGTTGATCACAGAGCAAAGACGTCTAGCCAGTACCTGGCTAGATCTGTGGCAACTTTTGTTCATGGTCCGACTGAGTCGGCATTGCCAAACAACTTGAGAGCTTACCTTAAATCGCAATTGGACCGCGCATCTGAAATATTAGAACGTGGTGGTGACAAACATGTTATAGAAAGTATTCTGTATACGCAACTACAACACACAGCTGATGTCTGGGACACTGATTATAATACATTGTATACAATAGCAGTTACACATACGTCACTGGGCGGGCTTAGTGACGAAATAAGTCAAAAGAGCTTGAGTCATGAAATATTGGTAGAAGAAAAACAGACTTCTGTCTCTGAGAGAATAGAGGAAGATAAAAATAAGTCCTTTCCGGGAGTTAGGGCATATGCGGAAAAATTGTGCAGGTCACTAATAGACAGGTCATTTTTACCTAAACTAGT